TTGATGGAGCCGCTGGGCTACGTCCCGCCAGCCGAGTTCGAGACCAACTACCATCGACAATGCGCTGGTCAGGCCGCGACCGTCTGACTTATACCGAAAGGCCTCCGCGATTCCCGGGGCGGTTCACAATGACAAGGCGGGCACCTGGTTAACAACCGTCACCAGCGCGCTAAGCGCCATGTCTGTGGACTGCGTGAGAAATCGGCGATGGGCCGCCGTCTCTTCCGCTATCGCCAAGTCATTGGCGACCGGAGCATCAATTGAAGTGGAGGATTGGTTCGACATAGGGTTCCGCTTGGTTATGGGGTCCTGCCGACAACATCGGAGGAGCCAGTATTGAATCGCAACTTCAGAGTTCCTGGAGCAGGAAAGTTTGGTGGCGAGGCATGATCAAGCCACCTAAGGGGCGGCGGGCCGCCGCTCACGTCTTGGTCGCGCGCGCTAGGCCGGGTCTTTGCTGGGTAGGCCGGCGGTGCGGCTTCAGGCGCTTCAGCGCGTTGCCCGTCTTCCGCGCGCCGGTCTTGACCGCGCCTTCGACCTTCGCCCCGGTGGTCTTGGCCGCGTGCTTCACTTTCGCCATCGTGGACGGCTCGGTTGATGGGGCGTGCTGCGGTGCTGGCGCAGCGTTCGCAGCACCAATGCCCAACAGACAGGCAGCAAGGGCAACGGCGACGCTTCTTCTCATTCTTGGGTTCCTTGGTGTTCCGTGACGAGTTGCGAATTGCCGCAACCGTGAAGGGCCATTGCATTTTGACACCCGTGACAGAATAAAATAACGTCACGCATCACACAAAGGTATGGCGATGGCGACACCCAGCGAGCAGCAGGCGGCGGAATCGCCAAAGAAGCGGCCAGGCCGGCCGCCAAAGGGCGACAGAGCGCTGACGGCAGCCGAGCGCCAGCGAGCGTATCGCAAGAACCTGAAGCACAAGGTAGGTGCCACGCCAGTGACGGATCTGTCCGCGCTCAGTCGGGTTGCGCTCGTGACAAAGTTGGATGAACTCCTGGCTGCGATTGACGGCCCAGACGAGCTGACCACCTCAACGGGTTTCGTCATCCGTGACGTGCGCAAGACCAGCCGCTGGGGCGCGGCCAAGATCGTTGAAGAAATCGTCATCCGTTACGGATTGGTCCGGCCGTGATGCAGACGGACTTGCAAGCCAGCGGCCTACTTGTTGGGGTCCTTGGTTCCAGCCTTGCCGGTGTTGGGGTTCGTGTTCCCCTTCGTCGACCAGTTGTCTCGCTTTGTGCCGTTCGAGTTCGTTTGCCGGTGGGCTTGGACGTGTGTGCCCGTTTTGGTCGTGTGCCCGCGGACCGAATGCGAGCCGCCGGACGACATGTGGCTGGCGCTGGAGTGCGACCCGCCATGAGAGCCGCCATGAGAGCCGCCATGAGAGCCGCCGTGCGAGCCTCCGTGCGACCCGCCACGGGCGAAAGCGCCGACACAGGACAACGCGAGCAGCGTTGCAATGGTGATGTTCTTCATGTGATCTCCTCGCGGCCCAAACGCCGCGACGGGATCCTATCCGCCAGTTACGACTTGATGCATGAGGCGGATCAACGGAAGATCGCCCGCCGAGGAGAGCCGCGCATGGAAACGATCATCCTTCTGTACTTCTGGGTTGCCCTGAGCCTTGCCATCGGGGGCGTCGCGTCAAGCCGCGGCCTGGACGGCGGCTTTCTCCCCTGGGCCATGATGGCGCTGCTGCTGTCGCCCTTGGTGATGGGCGTCTTGGCGTTCGGCATCCATCCGCACACCGCGCGGCGAGTGCAGACGGTGGAAGGTGCCCAGCAGTTCGGAGTTCACCGGGAGTGCCCTGAGTGCCTTGAGCCGGTCAAGGTCGAAGCGCGGCGTTGTCGGCACTGCGGTTCGTCCTTGATACCGACTCTGAACCAGACCGTCAGCGCCCGGTAGAACGAATGCGCGTCACCTCTATGGACCGCCGGCCGCTGCCTGCAGCGAACGATCCCACGTTGCGGCTCTGGCCTGACTGCTGCACACCGGCAATGAACCGCCGCAGCCAAGGCTCGGGTTTCGGCTGGCACGCGCCGCACTGGCTGCCGCGCTCATCCCCCTCGCCTTAGGCTGCGGCGCCATCGCCAGCAGTTGCAAAGCCTCATCACGGGTCACGGTGGTGTCGAAGGCAAGGTGCTTGGCCATCGAGAGGTTTGCAAGACCGGCCGGCGACATGACGATGGCTTCGCACCGAGCTCGTTCCCGCTGGCGGGCCAGCGAAGCCGGGCTATCGCCGCGAAGCTCTGCCGATGGATCGCCTTCGGACGATGCGGCTGCCGCCGCCCGTGCGGGACGGCTCGGCTGCCGGGCGGCTTTGACGGTCTTCGCAGGCGCGGTTGTCCGTGCTGCTGGTGCGGGTGCCGGCGAAGGCTTCGATGAACCCTTGCCCGAACCCTTTGCGGCGCTGCCGAGGAGCGCAAGGTGCGCAAAGCTCAGGACGCGGCGCATGGTCGCCTGTGCCGCAGCGCGGGCCTTGGTGGCTGCGTCCGCGACGCGAGAGGTGGTGGTGGCGATAGTGGTCATGGGTGGTCGTCCTGGTCAGGCCTTGAAACCCGGCGCTGGTTCGCCGAGCGCGGTGAGCTGCTTGTGGATGTAGCTGGTCAATACCTCTGTGACTCGATCGGCCTCGTTCCCCAGATCCGACGCAATCAAGGCGCCGAACTTGGCTGGCCAGTTCAGCCAGGCATCTCGGATCGTCCGGAACTCCTCGAAGAAGACGTTGCGGGCCGCGGCCAGTTCGATCAGAGCGCCGTTGCGCTCCTCGTACTCGAGTTGCCGCAGCAAGCTGAGGTAGTGCTCCTTCTTCGCCATTGAATCGGCGTAGGGCGGCACCGTCTCGGTGTTCGCCGCGATCCGCGCCGCGGCGTCATGAGGCGACTCGTCGGCGCCAATCCGCAACTGCTCACCGTCGTCCGGGGTGCGAACAGTGTGCGCACTGTGCGCACCTGCTGTACGCGGGGTGTGCGCAGCCGTGGCATTGCCCAATCGCCAACCGGTGCCGGCGAGCGCGCCATCAAGTAACCGGTCCGCTCCACGAGTGAGGCGGCCCTCTTTTAGGCCTCGGCGCACGAGGCTTTCGCTGCAGCCGTCACGCTTCGCAAACTCGCGCGCGCTGAGCCGTTCAGACGTCTTGGTCATGGGTGCGTACACCTTTCAGAGTTCATAGCTGGGGGAACATCGCGGTGCGCAACTGCCCCCATGGAAATCGACGTTTCCAAGGACCCAGAGTGCTTTGGGTGCCGCCTGGCATCCCCGTCGGCGCTGTGGCTGCGCGGCGGACCTGCCTGCCGTGGCCTGCTGTGCGTGCGGCTCGCACCGGCTTGCGATGTCCGGTGAATCGAGGTGACCACCCCTTTTTTCACCTCGTGCTTTGCTGCCGGCTTGGCCCTCCTTGGCACGGTCGAGATGCTCGGCGCATGACTGTCCTGATTTCGGGATAGCTCTGCGCACGAGGCCTCTCCAAATTCGGAGACCCCTTTTGCATCGCTGCAGGCTTGGGCATTCCTCGGCCAGTCGGCCTCGCGCAGGGCGGTGCACAGACTTGTGCATCGGAGGCAGTTGGCGCATGCCCTGAGAGTCGGTGAAAGAGGTCTCGCCAAAATTGGCGAGACCGTTCGCGGCGAACTCTGGATGTCGGCTGCGCGCTGGAAGGCCATCTGCGCGAATATGCGCAGTTGCGAGGCGCCGGGGCCGTGACGCCCGCTGAGGGCGAACTGCGGGAATTTCCGCAGTTGCCAGCGGTCGGGCCAGCGCGTGGCCGCTGCGGCGGTTGGGCGGTAGCGGCCGGCTCATCGCTTTGGCGCGTCCGGCAACTTGGCCAACTCGGCCGACAGGACAACAGGCGGCAAGGCGGGTTGCACCTGGAAGGCGTCGGGCGGCATCAGCTTCACGTCGCAGTGCGTGCCGCTTGCGTCTTTGCGATAGCTCACCTCGCAGATCGTCCACAGCTTGCCGTCGACCTTCAGGGACGGGAGGTCGACGGTGGCCAGTGTGTTAGGGGCGTAGAGGGCGCCGTCTGCATCGCGCCATGAGTCGGTGGTGATGGCCACCTGGTGGGAGCGGCCGAGCCGGCGGGCAGCTTCCCATTGCGCGCGATCGCTGGCCGTCTGTAGGCCGAGGCCGCTGGCAAGCTCCGACACCACGATGAATTCACGGAAGCGCTTCACGCCCGGGTCGGTGAAATTGGCGATGAGGTTGCCGCCGTCGCCCAGCTCGGTGAGCGGGTCCAGCGACAGCCGCACTGCTTTGTAGACGCTGAAGCGCTGGTCGGCGGACCACTCGGCCCAGGCGCGTTCGACGTTGACACCCTCTGCAAATCCCGATGCCGCGAAGTCAAGGCGCGTGTTGGCCAGAAGCAGGCTGCCGTCGGGTTGCTCGTAGGCGAGGAGTCGGCTGACCCTGCAAAGCCGCTCGATGATCTCGAACGTGGTTTCACCCAAGTTCAGGTTGAAGGTGGGGATCTCGAGCGACCCCGGCTCGCCGGCTACCTTGATGTCGTAGGGCTTGGCCAGCTTCTGGGCGATGTCGAGCACCGACGATCCCTTGATCTGGCTACCCGGCCAGACGGCGGCACAGTCCACAAGATCGCAGCACTTCCCGCGGCCGAGCACCTTGATTGCGTGCTGTCGACCATCGATGCTCGGAATCACGCGGTCGATGAAGCCGGTCAGCACCAATGTCTTTCCGATCTTCACCTCGCACGGGTCCCCCGGCTTGACCTGCATTGCGTCCGCGTCGCCGGGATAGAGGTCGGTCATGCCGAGCTCGAAATCATTCGGCACGCGCTCAATGCTGCGGGTGATGCGAACATCGGTCCAGCCAGACAGCGCGTGGCCGTCGACGATGATGCTGACGTCGTCACTTGGCGGCCGCCGCGCACGGATTTCCACGCGCTGGATTGGGAAGTCGTCGACGTTCATGGCGTGACCCCACCCATCGCGGTCGACACACGAATCGGTACCGAGGATCCCGTGTCCGTGCGCGCCCGAACCTGCAGCCCCGGCGGCGCGTTGGCGAAGGCCACTTCGACCCGGATCGACTGGGGTGCTGCCCCTGTATCCCCAGCGCCGAGCGGCCCGCCGACACGTTCTCGATATGCGGCGTTGATCGGCCCCCAGTTGCGGCGATCGGTGCCGCCGTGGTACTCGCCAATCGCCGCGCTCACATCACCGCCGTTTCGGTCGAGCGAATCCTTCAGCAGGTGGCCGGCGACCTCGGATGCCTGGGCGGCTCCGCTATATGCGTCGATGCCCCACTTCTTCAGCGCAAGGTCTCGGGTGGAAGGCGTGACCTGATAGACGGTCCGCGCACCGGCGCTGCTGACTTGGTCAGCGTTCGAGCGTTCACCGTTCTTGCGGATTCCGGAAAGCAGCCCTGATGGAAGACCGAGGCGCTTCTCGACGTCAGCATCGAGCACGTCGTAGGCAGGATCGCGGAAGGATGTCGGGCCGCTTCCGGCTCCGCTGGAAACGCGGCCGGTGCTGATGCGGGCAGCGCGGGCCCGGTCTTCCGGCTTCAGGTGGACGGAGCCGGGCTCGGACTCGCCGAACATTGCGGTCCACAGCTTGGTGACGCTGCGATCCTTGCCCGGCTTTGCCCACTCCCACAGACCTTCACCGATACGAGCGGCGAAGTCCTTGCCACCATCCCGAGCTCGCGACAGATCGGTCAGCGCCTCCATCGTTCGCGAAATGGCGGGGAAGGCCTTGGCGCCGAGGACGGTGGCCAGCGCCTCCCAACTTATTTTCATGAGATTCAGCTGTTCGGTGTACTTCCGGCCTTCCTCGACGGAGTCCTTACCAATCACACCGTTGACCCGCTCGATCATCGCCTTGAGCCTAGCGAGGCCCGCTTCGCCTTCACGGAGCAGGGGTAGCAGAGCTCCGATGCCGAGCGCATCGGCGGCGGCTGCTTGAGTGTGTGGGTCCTGGATCTTCGAGATGGCGCGGGCCAGGTCGTCGAATGCCGCCGCTGTGTCGATCGTGCCGTCGCGGTTCTTTTTGATCGTGACGCCCAGCTTATGGAACACCAGTTCCGCCTCACGATTTGTGCCGAAGGTGGCACCGTACAGCGCGTTCTGCAGCGCGAGAAAACCGGCCGTGGCCGCTTCTGTTTCGATGCCGACAAGGCGAGCTGCGCCGCGGTACGACTGCAAGGTCCCGGTGGCCATCGACAGCGCTTGCGCCGTCCGGGAAATTTCGTTGCCGGTGTTCATCGAACGAACCCCAAGCGCTGCGATGCTGGCCGCGACGCCCCCGATGCTGCCCGCTACGCCCGCGCCGAAGGCTGCCTGCATCTGAGGGCTCAGCGCGCCCATGCTCGACGCGATGTTGAGCGATGAGCGCGTGATTCGCTCCATGCCCTTGGCCACAGCCGGCAGGTGCATTTCGCGGCCCAGCGATGCGATGGACCGCTGTGCGCTGGTCAGTGGCCGCATGGCCTTGCTGGCCTTGTTGTTCAGGTCCCGGAAGACCTTCGTGTAACGGTCAACGGCCGTGATTTCAAATGCGAAACGGTTCGACATGTCATCCTTTCAAAGGCGCTATCCGGTTGGCTTGGCGGTTCCACCAAGCGAGTTCTGTCAACGTGAGGCCCATCGCGTCGCGCGGGCCCCAGCCGTAAAAATGCGTCAGGTCGGCGATGACGGTGTCGAGGTCACCTGGGACGCGCGATCGAACTGCAAAAAAAAGCGGTCGCATCGTCCGAAATCTCGCTGCCTCATCCGTTCGACCACCCCCATCGGCACGGCCGCGTTCAGGTTGATCAGCGAGACCAGCTGTTCAAGGCTGTTTCCGGCCTTGCTGGACTTGATCAGCTGGCCGGCCGTCGGCTCGGTCAACGTAATGTCGGTGTACTCGACCTCGCCAAGCTTGATCGGCCGCGCGAAGGTGATGGTGATCGTTTCGGCGATCGCGGTGGTGCTGGTGCTGGTGTTGGTATCGGTCATGGTTTGCTCAGTGATGTGGTGTGGAAGGAGGTCAGCTCTTGCGGATCAGCTGGACCCGCCAAAGCGCGTTGGCCGCCATGGGCTGGCCGGGTGCGAGGTCCAGGATCCGCACCATCGAAGAGGTCGGCGTGCTTCGGATGCTGGAGCCGACGAGCGCCAGGCCGCTGAACCCGCCGGCCGGTGCGGCTTGGGCCAGGTCGGCGAAAAGGGTGCCGGTCGCTATGGCATCGCGTGGCAGCGAAGGAAGGACGCCGCCGTTTTGCAGCTTCTCGCTTGCGCGCGATGGCGCGGTGCCGTCGCCCATGATTTCGAACTCGCGGGCGAGAACAGGTAGGGCCCAGACCGAGTACGGTGCGGCCTTCACGGCCGGAACGCTGAACGGCGCGGCGCTCGCGGGCAGGTTCGGTGCGAGGGCCACCAGCACCGCAAGGCGGTCCGTCGCGTTGAATGCGAAGGGCAGTCCCCAGGGCGATCGGGCGACCGGGCTGCCGCTGCTGTCCATGGCGCCTGTGATGGACACAAGGTCCCCGAGCCCGTACGCGATGGTGTCCGATTGCAGAAGCGTCACCAGCTTGAGGCCGCTGGGGCCTGTCATGGCGTTGAAGTTCTGGTCAACGGGGGTGAGACCGAATGGCATTCAGGTACTCCTTCAGAGCGAGGAAAACTCGGAGCGGGGGATCTGGTGGTCGACCAGGTCTCGGTTCAAGCCGCTCGTCACGGAGGCCTCCTGCATCGGCCCGGCAGGCATGCGCCTCGGGGTCGGCGCCGGTGGTGCCGGCGTGGTCGACGCCTGCGCGGTTTGCTGTGGGCGCCGGCTGGGCGTCGGCACTTCGTCAGGGTCCAAGCTGTAGCCGCGGCGGACGTAGGGCTGTGCCGCCTTTTGCCTGACTGCTCGGGGCACATAGTTGCCCAGCTGGTTGAGAACCTTGCGCGGCTCGTACGCCACGCGATGAGCTTCCAACAGATCGGCGTCGAGTTGCCATCCTTCCGACCAAGGCAACGTGCGATCGCCGCTCTCCGACAACACCCGCCCCATGTCGAAGAGGTGATAGGACCGGGTGGGATGCTTCAACCGGGCTGTGTGCAGCAGCTCACGCAACCCTTGATGGTTGATGGCTCCGTTCAACGCCGCGAGCCGGTGAAGCGCCGCGATCAACGGCTTGGCTGCTTCCAACAGTTCGTCAGCGAGATCCTCGGCGATCAAGTTGCTGTGGTGGTTGAGCGTCGAATCCATGACCGCTCGCTCGCCGGCGATGTCCGCCTCGACTACTTCGAGGCGTTGCATCAGTGCTGCGACGATTCGCTGTTGGCGCTCGTGCAACTGCCGGGCTTCGGACTCGGCGGCGGCGGCCTTTTTGATCTTGGCTTCGAGCGCCTTTGCCGCCGACTCGTCAATGCTCATTGCCAGGTCGGCTTCCAGGGTGGCAAGAGCGGCGGCGGCTTCCTCCTGCTTCGCAGCAGAAAGATGAGCCTCGGTCTGCTTTTTGGCGATCGCCTCATCGAGGCGCTGGGCGTCGGCCAGCAAGTCGGCCGCGGTGGTCATCGCGGCTTTGACGTCAGGGTGGATTTCGATCTTGGTCATTGCATTCTTCGGGGTGGTGGCCTTGCGGCAGGGGTTGGTAGAGGAGTTGTTCCGGGTTGTCAGTGGCGTTGCCACGCGAGTGCCGAGAGCACGTCCGCGGCTGGGAATCGATCGATGACGGCGGCCAGTTCGTCGACCGGCGCCGCATCGCAGAGCTGTGCGGCGAGCAGATGGGCACGCTCTTCGTCGTCCCGACGGATGGCACTGCGCAGCGCGCTCGATGCATCGAATCCGTTGGCTTCCGCGACTTCGATCAGGCCGTCGAAGATCTGTCGGCCGATGTGCTGGTGCTGCGCCGTGGCGCCGCGCGCCATGCCAAGCGCAAGCCGGCCGCTCGTCAGGACGACGTCTTCCGCTGTGGTGCGCGGCGGCACCATGGAGTCGGCCGCGGCGATGTACTTGCCCAGTTCAGCGACAAGTTCGGGGCCAATTTCTCGGCCGGTGATCGCGGGCAGTTCGGCAAGGCAGCGCGAGGTCAGATGCCATGCGAGGCGACGAACACGAAGCCAGCCCCGATCGCGCAGTTCGCAGACGCCGATGGCGTAGTCGCTGTTCTCGGTCATCGCCGTCAGTTCCGGCAAAGCGGATCGCGGGAGCGGATGGACCGGAAGGAACCGCGAAAGCGCGATGCACTCGGCGATGTCGAGTGGGCCAGTGCGGCGCCAGTTGTCGAAGTGGTCGGGGGTCGTCGATGACATGGAAGGCTCTTCCGTTTTCTGGTTGCTGATGCGGCGGTGCCGCTGGTGGTGATGGGGGTGGGCGTCACAGGTCGGTGCCTCGTGTCGGTGCCGGCGGCCGGATGTCTGCGGTGCTCTGGCACCAGCGCTGGATGTCGCCGTAGAAGTCGAGGCCCAGTTCGCCGGTGCGGCCTTGCCGGTTCTTGTCGATGCCCAAGCCAACGATCCGCCGGCCTTCGGCTTCGAGTTCGCGCACCGGCCAGAGGAACAGAACGACGTCGGCGTCCTGTTCGATGGCGCCCGAGTCGCGAAGGTCACTGAGGTTCGGGCGCCGGTTTGCACGGGTTTCGACAGCACGGTTGAGCTGCGACAGGGCGACTACCGCTATGCCGAGTTCCTTGGCCAGCGCCTTGAGTCCTCTGGAGAGTTCTTCGAGTTCAGAGTTGCGGTTGCCGTCTCGCCGAGTGCTGGCGCACAGTTGGAGGTAATCCAGGATCAGGACCTTCAGTCCCTTGATCGACTTCGCCTTCGTACGGATGGCACGGAGCGTCAGCGCGCCTTCGTCGTCGATGTGAAACGGCAGGGTGGCCAGTCGCTCCATGGCATCGCTGGCGCGGCCCCAGTCATCGTCGGCCATCTGTCCGGTGAGCAAAGCGCTGTAGCTCACGCGGCCTGTGCTGGACACGCCGCGGTCGGCGACTTCTGCCGCGGCCATCTCCTGGCTCAGGAACAGGGTTGGCCGGCCGTCGCGCGCTTGGCCGAGGCCGATGTGCTGAGCAAAGGAGGATTTGCCCACCGCCGGCCTGGCGCCGACGATGTACAGGCCGCCCGCCCTCAAGCCGCCGTTCAGCCGAGCGTCAAGCGCCGGGATGTGTGTCGGCCAGCCTGCGACCGCCGTACCGTCGGCCAACGCGGTGTAGTGGTCGATCCGCTCGATCGCGATGTCGGCGATGGCCCGTGGCACGGCGCGCACTTGGTGACGCTGCAACTCGCCGAACATCGTGCTGATGCTGTCGATCGTGGCGCCCGCGTCGTCGCTGGCCCACGCCATCGTGGCGGCGTCTCCGGCAGTTGCGATGACGGTGCGCATCAGGGCCCGCTCTCGCACGATCTCGGCGTAGCGGCGCAGGTTGGCGGCGCTGGGCACGCTCTGCGCCAGGGCGTTGATGTACGGCAGGCCGCCGGCCTCTTCAGCTTTGCCTCTGCGCTGCAGCAACTCGAAGACGGTGATTACGTCGGCGGGTTTACCGGCATTGATCATGGTGGCGATCGCGCCGTAGATCACCCGATGCTCGTAGCGGTAGAAGTCGCCGTCGGTGAGCATGTCGCCGGCCCGGTCCCAGGCGCCGTTGTCGAGGAGCAGGCCGCCGAGCACGCTCTGTTCGGCCTCGACCGAATGCGGCGGAATGCGCAGAGTGGACACGTCGTCCGGAATGTCCCGCGCGCTCATGCCGCCACCGCCGTTTTCTCGATGACATGGCGCATTCCCCGGTCGGTCAGCAGGAAATCCATGTCACAGCGCCAGTTGGCGTGTGGACCCGATCGATCGCCTCGGCCCATCAGGAAGTCGTTTTCTGCGGCCCGGGAGAAGTAGTCGCCGATCCACGCCAAAGCCTCTTCGGAGTTCATAGCCCGACGTTCGCCGCTGGACTTGGTGCTGCTGAGCACCCAAGCCCACAGCTTGCGCAGCGCCTTTTGCCGTGCTGGCTGCATCAGCTTCACGCTCGGCAGGGTGGGCAGCTTCTCGTGATAGAGGGCAACGATTGCCTCGTACGGGCATGGAACGGTCGGCCTGGCCGACGAGACCGAAGGTCTCTTTTCTTCCTGCTCCTGCTTCCTGCTTCCTGTCTCCTGTTTCGCCATACCATTTGGCAAAGCCTTGTCGGAAGGCTTTCCGGGAGTCTTTGAGCAAGCGTCATCAAGAGCCTTTGCGAAGGCCGGTGATACCTCTGAAAGTGAGGCGCTCAGATGGTCAAAAATCCGGTCTCGCAGGCTGCACTCGGGCAGCAGTTGCCAGTGACTGCGCCAAGACTTGACGACGTTCGGGTTCGGCGGCGGGTTGTGATGGATCGCCTTCGGAATGAACCACATTCGGGTCTTTCCATCGAACTCGATCAGCCCTTCGCCCAACACCTCCTGAAAGGCTTTCGCAAAGTCTTCATCTTCCCAATTGAGGGCTTCTGCAAGGGCAGCGCGGCCGATCACAAACACGCCCGGGATGGGGCCGGTGTGCGGGCCCGTCAGTAGGTAGATCCACAGCGCCTGACCGGACGGGAGCAGCGGGGTCAATCTCATGAACTTCTCGTCGCCGTACATGCGCACGCTGAGCCTCCTGTAGATGCCTTCGGTGGCCATTCAGCGGGCTCCCATCTCGCTCAAAAACTGGTCGACGGCATCGAGGTCGGCGAGCGCCTTGGTCAGCGCCCATCGCGTCACGATGAATGCCGGCTTTCCGTCGTCGCCTTCGATGCAGTGCAGGGTGCTGCCGATCAGCGCAGCGCGCGCCTTCAAGGTCGCGAAGCGCTTGATCGCACAGGCCGAATCTGCCGCCAGGTGCTGAACTGCGACCGAGCTCATGCGGACACCTCGTCCGCTTTCTGGTCGCGGCGATCGCGCAGGCGGACGGCCATCGCAGTGACAGCACCGATCGTTTTGACCTTGCGAACCCGGGCACCGACGGCGACGAAGTAGCGCGTCGGACCGTCGAATGGATCGGAGCGGTACAGGCCGGCGCCGAGGGCCTTCAACTGGGCATGTGCCGCAGCGAAGCGGGCGTCTTCAGCGTTGGGGTCGCTGGCCGCCGGAGCCACTGCCGCCGCGTTGCGGCGGTGCAGCCATTCCAGCAGCGTGCGGAAGGGAGCGCGCATCACGATGCAGCCCCCACGTTCTGCAGCGTCGAGGCGATGAATGCGTCGAGGTCGCTGCGGCGATAGCGGATGTGGACGCCGATCCTGAAGAAGGGCAGGGGTACGCGGTTGGTGGATCGCCAGACCGCAAGGGTCTTGACAGGGATCTGCAGGTACTGGGAGGCCTGCGCAGCTGTCAGGTTGTCGGTTGGTGCGGCGAGTTCGACGCGGCGGCGGACCTTCTGCTCCTGCGCGGTAGCGGTGGCAACGACTTGGCTCACTTGGCGCCTCGCGCGTTCTGTTGCTCCAGCCAAGCGCGAATGTCGCCGGCGCGCCAGCGCGAGCATCGCTGGTTCAATTTGATTGGCGCAGGGAAACTGCCGTCCTTAACCTTCGAAGCGATTGAGGTGCGGCCGTAGCCGCTCAGTGCTTCGACAGCGCTGCGGCGGAGGAGTGCATCAGGATCGACGGCGGCCTCAAGGTGAGGGCTCGCCTTCGCTCTGGTCGCTTTGGTCATCTCTGTCGCTCCTTGATTGAACAAGGGCGACCTTGGACGAGCCAGACGCTTTGCGCACCCATACACGAGTGCGCAAAGAGCTATTTTTTGAACAGTCGGCTGTTTGCCTTCTTGCCAGCATCTATCGCATCGGCCTTCCTGCTGGGCTTGCTGGCGGCGATTTTGGTACCGGCCGCTGCCGCCTTGGCCGATCTCAGTCGAGTGCGTACCAAGCTGTTGTTGGCACTGGCCTCCCGATCAAGCGCTGCCCAGTGCTCCCGACCCGGCTTCCCGATTTCCAACAGCCAAGCCTTCCGGACGACATCTCGGCTGACGTCGGCGGCCTTCCCAACGGCGGAAAAAATCTGATCTCTGCTTCGCATGAAGGGCGGGGCGCCTTTGTCTGCGAGGAACTTCCGCTGCATGTGGACCTGCTGGTCGAAGAGTCGCGCAACGGCGGGTGTCAGGCGTGCGTACAGAATGCGGGTCCTGGACTCCTGAGGGGCCATCTCTGGCCCTGCCATTTGAAGCGCCTCTCTAAGGGTCGCAAGGTCTTTCGACTGAGACATGGAAGGCACGGCAAGAAGCCGAACAGTTACCCGCTGCATTGCACGTAGCACCTGCGTTCTGGCGCCTGCTGGTATGCCCAACAGATGCGGGGCGACTTGCACGGCAAGTCGTTTAAGGAGACGCGGGTTGCTCAACCGATCGTGTCGCCGCAGGGCGGCGAACGCCTCCAGCAGTGCCCGGCCGCCTTCGCCCGTGGTGTAGAGACGCTGGAACGCGATAACTCGCGTCTGGCAGGTCTTCAGGTCTTCTTCGATCGCCAACAGCTTGTTGTGCTGGCGAAGCCATTCGTCGTCTTCGAAAGCGTCGGCGTGCGCGCTCTCCGCAGCGATGGAGTGGGGCGGGGAGGCAAGGGGCCTTTTCACTGGGTGCCCACCATCGGCTCAACGAAGAACTCGATCGCTGTGCGATCTCGCTTCGCGAGGTTGCACGGCGCACACGCTGCAACCAGGTTGCCCGCAGCATCGTCGCCGCCCAAGGCCCGGGGAAGCATGTGTTCAACGTGCCACACGCCGCCCAACTGAAGGGCGGTTGAGCAGTAGTGACAGCGGCCAGCGGACTTGGTGAACACCTCGCGCCGGCGCTTGGGGATGTGCCGGGGTTCTGGCGCCACGGCTTCCGCGGGCGGATCGATCGGGAACATCTCGCCCTGGCTGCCGAGCTGCCCGGCCTCATATGCCCGCTGCTGCTCCAACATTTCAGCGGCGCGCAGCACCTCACGGGCCGAAGCGATGGCCTTGACCTTCTCGGCGGCCACCGCCAGCACCGCTCCGGCCGCAGGTTCGACGACCATGAACTTGACGCCGTGGAGGCCGCTGTCGACGCAAGGCACGGAAGCGAGGGCGTACCTGCCGGCCCGACCGAACGGGCCTCCGAACAGCGCTTTGTGGCGCAGTGCTGGGGTCCCCACGTCGGCCACCTATCGCGGTGGGCCGCTGGCCACGAGCGCCAGCTGCTGGCGTGTCGGAGCCATCTGAGGGCGCAGAGAGGATAGACCTGCTCCGGCCAGTACGGCCCATCCCAACGGCAGTGAACGTCGGGCCCTGAGGGATGGAGCGGCAACTGCAGGCAAATCTTCTTTAACGCAATGGGTTGGTTGAGCGGCAGTCATGCGGCGGAGGCGCTCATCCTCCGAAACCACAATTTCGACGCGAAATTTTCCGCTCGGATTGCGAAACACCGTCATGTACCCAGGTGCGCGATGCCAGAAGCCTTTGACAGGTTTGACGCCCTCCGGCCGATACGCCGCATTCGCCACTGGCCGCCCAGGCTGCCCTGGAAGCAAATCCATGGCAATAACTCCGGCCATGACCAGCGCATCGGCCGTTCCGACATAACGGTCCAGGTAGGTTTCCTCTGTCTTGACCACACCAGCCATCTCGCGAATCCCGACGGCGGGCGTGTAGTAGGTCCCTCGTTTCTTCTTCCCCGGCTGGTCAGCCATTTGCCGCCTCCAGCTTTTGAAGACGGATGGCCAGCTCACCAATACAGAAGATCAGCGATGTTGCACGGCCTGCGTCAACAGATGCTTGGGTCTTCATCGCGCTGAGGGTCGCCTCGATTTCAAACTTCTCCGTCATCGAACCGTCTGCCTTGAAACCGTCAAGGTTGGCGAACTTCTTCGTCAGCAAGCCAAGCAAGATCATTGCGTTGCTTACCGCGTCGGATGCCGCCTGCCCGTGCGCGCACGCTTCCTCGATAAGGCCGGACGTCGACATTCCCCGAATTGACGCCCGCTCCTCATCCTCGAACTCGACCGGTGCTGCTTCGGCTTGGGGCGTGGGGTGAATGGGGACTGGCGCGGTCCTGCTGCCCTTTTGCAACGACCCGGCCACGTCAACTCCGAGCCGGTCTATCTGTCCGTGGAGAACCGTCACGCGCTCACGCGCGAGCCAGAGGAGGTTCTGCGCGTGAGCGACGTCATCCGTTGAGTCGTCTGCCACCTCCAGCAGCCCATGGACGCCTCCGAGCATCGACTTGATGTCGTGTGCGTCGGTGAGGAGCTTCGACAGTTTTTCGTCAGCCGCTTCCAGCGCGGCGGTTAAAGTTTGGGTAGCCATTTCTTTCCTCTGACGGTTGGTGTGGTGAGGCCGGTCAGGTGGTTCCAAGCACCTGGCTGGCCGCTCTTGCCGGGATCCGCCGGCTCGGTGCGGTGCAGGCCGTGCCTGCGTGAACTTGCTGTCAGTGCGATTCCAAAGCGGCCAGTGCCTTCGTCATGGCGTCGGCCTCGAAAATGCGCAGCGCCGCGAGCGCTCGACTGACCTGCACAAACGTCGGCGAGCCGTCAGGGCATTCGTAGGTCTTTCGCGCGTATTCCCTCGCGCGATCGGCAGGCACGGCGGTGTGAGCAGCCAGGTAGCCTAGAAGGGTCAGGCCAGGCGCACGGCAGCCGATACACAGGGCTCGTGTGCCGGCGGGCCTGTCGTCGTCACTGGTGCGCAGGTTGGCCGCAAGGTTTCCAGCGAGGGCCGCTTCAGCTTCTGCGGTCCGGAGCGCCTTTTCTGCCGCATGGAAGTAGTCGCCACGGCTGTGCGGATCCACGCGACCGAGCGCCCAGCGCAGCGCGTCGATGGTCGTCATGGAGGTCGGCGCGCTCATGCTGCGACACCCCAATATTGAAAGATGACGGTCACGCCGTTGCTGACCAAGCTCTTCGTCAGCATATGGCGATCGACACGCCGAAGGTTGGCGCCGAGCACCTGACGCATGCCGCCATCGCTGGCCTCCATCGGCAGAGCATCGAACTCGGAACGCCGCGGCACTCCACAGTAGACGACCGAGGGTTGGGCGACGCTGCAGAAGCTGATTGCTTCGTGGTCGTCGGTGATCTCGGCGCAGTTGTTAAGGGCTTGGCCGGTGTCAGCCATTTGCCGCCTCGAGCGCTTGCTCCAGTACTTGCAGAGCGTCAGGGATGACGTCGTCCTGCTTCTCCAAGCACGCATGAATCGCATAAATGGCGCCGCTTTCCAAGCCGCCTGATTCGTGTCCGAGGTTGCAAATGTCTTGAACCGCGACGCCGACGTCGATACCGGTTTTCAGGGCGAGTTTGATCGTCTCCACCACTGTGCGGGGGAGGGTTACAGTTTCAGTAGCCATGATGTGCGGTCCTTTCACGGGTTGTGCACGTTGTGGTCAGGCCGGCCCTCGTGCTCCACCACTTGGGTCGGCCGCCTTTTGCCGCAGGATCGCTGCGGCGCCGGTACTTCAATCTGCTGGCGGCAGGCCGGGCCACTTGATGGGTTTGATGCCCGCAAACTCGTCGGCGCGCTGCCTGACATCCCATAGGTCAAGTGCCTGTTGCATGTCGAGCCAGAACTCCGCCTTCACGCCGAGCAGCCGCTCAAGGCGTACCGCCATCTCGGGCGACACGCTTCGGTGTTCGTTCATCAGCTGGCTGACGGTCAACCGGCTGACCTGCAGCAGGTCGGCGAGAGCGCCCTGTGAGATTTCAAGCATCGGCAGCACGGTGTCTTTCAGAAATGCCCCTGGGTGAATCGGTCGCTGCTTGGCAGCCTTCTTGGTCATCAGTGATCCGTGTTGTCTCTATTCGCTGCTATTCGCTGGATAGCACTGTATTCCGCTACGTATCACCAATCAAGCCTTTTTCGTGGCCTTGCCGTTGACATGTTCCACAGGTTTGAGGGGGATCACCTCGGCAGGCTTGGTAGCCATTGCCGCGTCGAAGAGGGCGGCCGTTGCCTTGTTCATTGAGCCGCGCACCGGGTCGATGTCGAGCCTGGAATAGATCTGTGTCGCTTCGAGGGATGTGTGGTTCAGGCTCTTGCCGATGATGACCAGCGACGCACCTGTGCGCGCTTGCCAGCTGCCCAGGGTCCGCCGGAGGTCGTGCCGGCGGAAGTCCGACAAGCCGGCGCTGGTAAGCAGCCGCATCCACGCCTTGTGGGGGGAGGTGATGTGGCCAGTCTTGCTGAGTTCGGAAGGGAAGACCCATGGGCATTTGCCGGCCGCCTGCCGCCGGGCCTTGAGGATCTCCAGCGCTTCAGGGCCAAGGGGGACGGTGTACGGCCGGCCTTGCTTGTCGACCTCACCCGGAACCCGCCATTCCGCCTCATGCAGGTTGACGTCGACCCAGCGCATGGACTGGACTGCGGCGCGGCGCGCCCCGGTGAGCAGCGAGATCAGGAAGTAGTCCCGCATCGCCTCGTTGGGCTCTTCCGCAAGAGCCCTGAAGAACGCAGCTACCTCGCTGGCCTGCAGGAACCGCTCGCGCTCGGGGTTGGGGAAGTGGTAGAGGCCTGCTGCAGGATTGGCGCCGTCGAAAAGCCCGCGCTTGGCTGAAAGGGCCCAATTGAACATCGCCCGCAGGCATTCGAGCGCGAGGTTGGCTGTTCGCTGGCCGGTCACCGTTCGCAACTGGAGGTGAGTGCGGTCGGGCTCGGGTTTGGGGGTGGGGCCGCGGCGCCTTCCACCTTGGCGCTCTTCGATCTCGCGCCGGCGGGCGGCCTTGCGCTGCCGCGCTTCTTCGGCCGCAGCCTCTCGCGCTTCGAGGATCTTCTCCGGCAGCGCGCCATGCCATTGCTCGATGTCCAGGGGGCGGATGTCCGACAGCCGCCGCTTCTCGAACTGGGGGGCGATGTAGAGGCGCCAAAGGTGCTCGGCCTTTTCCGGCCGTTTCGTGGTGCGCTTCAGGTCCTGGTGGTAGAGCTTGAACAGCTCGGCGAGGGTCAGCTCCCCGCGTTTTTCCCGGACGGCGGCTGCGACGCTCTGGCCGCCGGCCAGCTTCCCGGCCATCTCTGTTGCCTTGCGCCTGGCCTCCTCGGGCTTCACCACTGGGAATTTTCCCAGGGTGAGGCGTTCGACGCGCGCCGAGCCCTTGGCCCGTCCGACGAACGAGAACGTCTTGACGCCGTTTGCCGTCACGCGGAGGTAGAGGCCTTGAACCCTGCTGTCCTTGAACTCGACCCGTCCGGTTGCCGGCGGTTGAACCGCCTCGATCGCGCGGACCGTGAAGTCCATCGACTCTGCCAT